TGATGGAAGACGTAGAGACAATGTTAGACGCGATGAACAACGTCTCTACCATTGCGGATGAAAAAAGTCTACAATTTCGCAAAGGCGAGATTTCTATCCTGACTTGGCTGAAAACCCTGAAAGGGGTCAGCGAACGAGCATATGAGGATTTGAATGAAAAGAATGTTTGAATTTGCCTGCAATTGCGGGCAGCGCACTGAGGCACTGGTGGATTATGAGACCGCCAGCGTGCAGTGTGGGTGTGGGGGGCTTGCCCACCGCATCATAAGCGCACCGAAGTTCAACCTTGAAGGTTGGTCTGGTCACTTTCCCTCCGCTTACGGACGGTTTGAGCACAGGCACACTGAGAAGTTGAGCGCCGAGCGCAAAGCCAACTCATAAGCGCCCAGCGCCGAGTTGATTATCCTACAACCATTTTGGCAGGAACATAAATATGTTGATTGACAATGAATCTGAGCCGCTAGGCGAACTCGAAATTGAAGAAGCTAAATCCGATCTTCCTGAGAAATACAGGGCCAAAAGTTTGGAAGAAGTTGTGCGGATGCACCAAGAGGCTGAAAAGCTGATTGGCAAGCAGGCCCAAGAGGTCGGCGAAGTCCGTAAATTGGCAGACGAGTTGCTCAAGCAAAACCTCGGGTCTAAGCAGCAGCGTATTCAGGAGGAAGAACCTGAAGTTGACTTTTTTGAGAACCCTCAAAAAGCAGTTCAATCGACCATTGATAGACATCCCGATGTTGTTGCGGCCCGCCAAGCTGGCCAAGATTTCAAACGGATGCAGATTCAGCAAAAGCTGGTGCAGGATCACCCCGACTACTCCCAAGTGGTCAATGATTCTGAGTTCCAAAACTGGGTGAAGTCTTCACCCGTGCGCCTGGGACTCTACGCAAAAGCCGACGGTGAGTTTGACTATGATTCGGCGAATGAGTTGTTGTCCACCTTCAAGCAACTTCGCGGCGTCAAGGCCAAGGAATCCGATCAGGCGAGTACCGCTGCACGGACCAAGAGCATGAAAGCCGCGCAAGTCGATGTGGGTGGATCTGGCGAGAGTTCAAAACGAGTCTATCGAAGGGCCGACCTCATTCGTCTCAAGATGACAGACCCGTCAAGGTACGAAACACTGAGTGATGAAATCATGCAGGCGTACTCTGAAGGGCGTGTACGGTAATTAAACTTTGGAGCTTTTAACATGGCAAACACCGCTTTTTCCCCAACCAACTCGGTAACCACCACCTCCGCAGCGAACTTCATCCCAGAAATTTGGTCTGATGAAATCGTGGCTTCTTACAAGAAAAACCTCGTCTTGGCCAACCTGGTCAAGAAGATGTCTTTCAAAGGCAAGAAGGGTGATACCGTCAACATCCCTAGCCCAGCCCGTGGCAACGCCTCGGCCAAAGCCGCTACTGATGCCGTGACTCTGATCGCAGAGAGCGACACCATGATTCAGGTGCTCATCAACAAGCACTTTGAATACAGCCGCTTGATCGAAGACATCGTTGAAGTGCAATCCCTGACATCGATGCGTTCCTTCTACACAGAAGACGCTGGCTATGCCTTGGCCCGTCGCCTCGACACTGACTTGGTTCAGTTGGGCCGCGCTTTCAACGGCGCTACCATCGGCACTGACGACTACGCAACCAGCGCCAGCTCCACAAAGGCTTTTGTTGGTTCGGACGGCACCACTGCCTACAACAGCACCAGCTCCAACGCTGCTGCTTTGACTGATGCTGCTATCCGCCGCACCATCCAGCGCCTGGACGACAACGATGTTCCTATGGACGGTCGTTTCTTCCTGATCCCTCCTTCGAGCCGCAACACCCTGATGGGTCTGGCCCGTTACACCGAGCAAGCGTTTATCGGCAACGGCGACGCTATCCGCAACGGTGAAATCGGTCAGTTGTACGGTATGGCTGTGTTCGCTTCTTCCAACGCCGACACCGGCGCTGGTAACACTGCGACTGACCGTATCTGCCTGATGGGTCACAAGGACTCGATGGTGTTGGTTGAGCAGATCGGCATCCGTTCGCAGACTCAGTACAAGCAGGAATACCTCGGTACCCTGTTCACTGCTGACACTCTGTACGGCGTGAAGGCTCTGCGCACTGCCGCGTCTCCATCGGCTGCTAACGCATCCGGCGCTTACGCTTTGGCTGTACCAGCCTAATGAATAGCCCCCGGCCACAAGCTGGGGGCATCTTTTTAAGGAGATTCAAATGGCAACCGCATCAGCAGTAACATCCCGCAGAGGCAACGATCAGTTCCGGGGCATCTTCAGCGACACATGGGTGGTCACAGCCACTTTGAACGCTGGCTCCTTGGTTGACGCCGCTGGCGAGACTGACGACATCACAATCCCCGGCGTTGCCTTGGGTGATATGGTTATCGGCGCGTCTTTGGGCGTGGATTTGGTTGGCTTGACCGTTACCGGCTATGTGTCGGCAGCAGATACCGTCAAATTCCGTGTTCAAAACGAGTCTGGCTCGACCGTTGACTTGGCTTCTTCAACGCTGCGCGTTGTAGTGGCTCGCATGGTCTAAATGATAGGGGGGCTTCGGTCCCCCTTTCTACAGAAAGAAAATCATGGCTACATATCGTTGTTTGGCAAGTGGTAATACGGTGACGTTCACTTTGCAACACGACATTGACTCAATGCGCGGCCACGGCGGCTACGTTTTGGTTGATGAGCAAGGTGAACTGGTGAAGGTCCAAGAGGCCAGCAAAGAACTACCGATGACGCCCGCTGTGCCCGTAAAGCGCATGGGCAGACCCCGCAAGGCAGTAACCATCTAAGGAGCACATCATGCCAATGGTCGGAACAAAGAAGTTTGCCTACACACCCAAGGGCAAAAAAGAAGCCAAAGAGATGTCGATGAAGTTGGGCAAGCCCGTCAAGTCCATGCCTGTTCGCGGTGCTCGCACGGCGACCAACAAAGCCAAAAAAGGCTACTGATGAAGCCCGGCCTCTACGCCAACATCGCAGCCAAGAAAGACCGCATCAAAGCGGGTTCTGGCGAGAAGATGCGCAAGCCCGGCACCAAGGGCGCTCCAACCGCTGCCGCCTTCAAGGCTGCGGCCAAGACGGCCAAAAAGAAATGAAAACCCCCGCCTGGCAACGCAAAGAAGGACAAGCCAAGACCGGAGGCTTGAACGCCAAGGGTCGGGCGTCTTATAATGCGTCAACCGGGGGTGATCTCAAAGCTCCCGTGAAGTCGGGCGACAACCCAAGACGGGCCTCCTTCTTAGCACGCATGGGCAATATGCCTGGGCCTGAGATGAAAGACGGTAAGCCCACCCGGCTACTCTTGTCTCTGAAGGCTTGGGGCGCATCGTCCAAAGAGGATGCTAAGTCCAAAGCCAAGGCGATCTCCGCAAGGAACAAGAAATGAGACCCATATCTGTCGGCATCAACCCCACCGCTGGGGCGACCACCACGGTCTACACCGTGCCGACGGGTTATTACGCGCTGTTCAACCTGCTGTACGTCCACAACACGGGGAGTGGGTCCAAGACTTTGACCGTCCAGTGGTACGACGCAAGCGCAGCCACTAGCATTGACATGCTGACTGCGGTGACCTACACCAGCAAGACGTACACACAGTTTGACAACGCCTATGTGGTTTTTGAAGAGGGTGACCAACTGCGCGTCACACCAGAATCAGGCAGCGCGTTTTCGATCATCGCAACCTTTGACCAAATCGGATTGACACGCCAATGACCTACCTTCAACTCATCAACGATGTGCTGATACGGCTGCGCGAGACGCAGGTGTCGTCCAGCAACGAAACAACCTATTCCACCTTGATCGGGCGGTTTGTCAACGACGCCAAGCGCCAGATCGAGGACGCCTTTAGTTGGAACGTGCTCGGGCAGACGGTGACGATCACCACCACACCCGGCACGTACATTTATTCACTGACTGGCTCCGGCCAGAAGTTCCAAGTGATGGACGCGCTGAACACGACCGCCAACGTCGGTATGCAGAACATCAGCTTCGTGCAGATGAATCGATTTCAGAACTTGGTGCCTGCGATCAGCGGCATCCCAGAATACTACGCATTTGACGGTGTGGACGGCAACGGAGACACCAAGGTCGTGCTGTACGCCCGTCCAGATAACGTCTACGTCCTCCCATTTGCCCTGACTGTGCCTCAAGCACCCTTGTCGGCTGACAACACACTGGTGCTGGTGTCTGACTCGCTGGTGGTGCAAAACGCCTATGCCCGTGCTCTGGTCGAGCGCGGCGAGGACGGCGGCTTGAACTCGTCCGAGGCGTACCAACTCTATCGCGGGATGCTGGCTGATCAGATTGCGCTGGAGGGCACCCGCTATCCAGAGAACCAAGAGTTTGTCGCCATATGAGCCAAGCCCTCCAGACCGCAAGCATCTCAGCGCCAGGCTTCTTTGGCCTGAACACGCAGGACAGCCCTCT